AAAAGTAAAAAATCTGATTACGTTGCTGTTGATGAAACTCAAGTCAAAAAAGAGATAGTCAAGAATTTAAGTGAGTTCTTCAAGTTGCAGTCTATGCTTGAGGAACATATAAGGGAAGCTGAAGAGAAGTCTAGAACAGTTGTATTCGATGAAGATGTGAACCTGATGGAAGAAGCCCTAAACAGGGTTCTTGCACAGCAGGAGATGGATAGGTTGGTAGTTCAGATTAGAGAGTGCATGGTCTATCAATCTCCACCTGAGATGGGTGCTTTGTATTCTGAAGTGTTCAGCATGAGAGACATCATTGCTGAAGAACAAGCAAAAGCAAGGAAAATGCGGGATGCAGAACAATGGCAACGAAAGGAAAGAGAGCGCCTCTTAGCAGAAAAGCAAGCGTATCTTCTAGTGACTATCCTCTGCCTCCTATATATATGGCTCCTGATAGGAGTCTTAAGCAAGATTGGGAGAACGTAGTGGGATGGATTGCTGCTTGTTTGCTTGTGGGTATGTTGCTACCTATTTTGGGTATGCTTTACATGGATGTGTTGCAAACCAAGCATGAAGCCAAGCAACAACAGGAAAAAGTGCAAAAGCTAATTAAACAACTTGAACAGGATAAGAAAGATGCAAGAACCGATAGACCCAAATGACAAGACAGCCAAACACTTCATTTACTACTATGCGTGGTTTTGGGCATCTACTTCAGTTCTCTACTTCTTTTGCGTAACCTTTATTTCTCTGCCAGATGGCGGCAGGGACTTCGCAAACATCATTTTGGGCTTTCTGTTGGGTACAGCAGTGGCTACAATTATTTCGTTCTTCTATGGGTCAAGCAAGTCCAGCAAAGACAAAACTGAAGCTATGCTGAAAGGCGATGATGTTAAGCCTATTTAATCCTTGGGTAATGCTTGCCCTAATTTGTGCTTTTTTGGGCTTTGGTGCGCTATCCTACACAAAAGGCGAGGATTCTGAGCGTAATAGGCAACAAATTGAGATTGCCCGTTTAAACGATGAGGCACGAATAAAGGAACAAGCCCTAGTAGCGGCTGTAAACACTCAAACAACACAACTTGTAAAGGCCAACAACAATGCCAAACTTCAAACCCAAAAGTTACATTCTGCTCTTGACGCTGGTAGTCTCAAGTTGCGGATTCCTGTCCAAACCCCCGTCTGCCCCGTACATACCGCCTCAGATGCCCCCATTGCCCCCAGAGATAGCGTTCAAGCAACAGCCGAACTTGACAGAGAGACTGCTAAAAATCTTATCGCCATCACAGACGATGGAGACAAAGCCATCAGACAATTGAATGCCTGTATTGAGGCTTATACAACAGTTTATCAAACTTTGAATAAATCACGTTAAGATTCATGCTGTTGTCATTGATTTAGTTTAATTTCAGGCAACTTCAATGGAGTTGTCATGGCTAAACCTGTTTACAGCGATAAAGAGTTTATTGAACTCTGGAAGACTTATGAGTCGGCTTCTGTCATGTCAAAAATTATAGGTATGGATAAGCGCAACATACTTAGACGCAAGAGTAATATAGAAGTAAAGTATGGGGAAAAATTAGTATCAAAAAACAATCCTGTTCAACTTCCAAAATCTAATCCAGCAAGAAAAGAACTAGGGATTGAAAATGGCATTGTTCTTGTTTTTAGCGATGCTCACTTTTGGCCGAGCATCCATACAACAGCGTATAAAGGTCTTCTTTGGGCAATTAAAGAGTTTCAACCTAAAGCCATTATTGCCAATGGAGATGTATTTGATGGCGCTTCTATTAGCCGTTTTCCTCGTATTGGATGGGACTCGACACCATCTGTAATCCAAGAGTTAAAAGCCTGTGAGATAGCCCTTGGTGAGATTGAAGATACAGCCAAGAAAGCTAGACACAATGTAAACCTAGTGTGGACATTGGGCAACCATGATGCTAGGTTTGAGAACCGCCTAGCTGCCAATGCACCTCAGTATGAGCAAGTTAAGGGGTTTTCCCTGAAAGACCATTTTCCTAGTTGGTATCCATGTTGGTCATGTTGGCCTACAGAGAATGTAGTGGTCAAACACCGCTGGAAGGGCGGTGTACACGCTACACACAACAATACTGTCAATGCTGGCGTAAGCATCGTTACAGGGCATTTACACAGCCTTAAAGTGACTCCATTTGCCGACTACCAAGGTAACAGGTTTGGCGTGGATACAGGCACGTTAGCTGATACTGATGGGTCGCAGTTTGTAAACTATTTAGAAGACTCTCCTACCAACTGGAGGTCAGGTTTTGCTGTACTGACGTTTCACGAAGGTAAGTTGCTCTGGCCTGAATTGGTGCATAAGTGGGATGAGGGCAAAATAGAGTTTAGAGGTAAGGTGTATGACGTATGACGTATGATCTTGTCGCTTATCTCAGATCAGAAATTAAAGAACTGCATAATATATTGCATGAAACGCAGGTTGCTTTGGCTCAAGCAAATGTGTCGATAAATCGCCGATCTGTACCCTTAACTGAAGAACGTGTTTATACCTTGTATAGACGTAGTTTGGATTGGCGGCAGTTGGCTAGAGACATAGAAGCAGAACACGATATAAAACTATAAAAAGCTATAAAAAAGGGGAGTCCGAAGACCCCCCGCAAGTAACAACTGCGACTAAATTATGCCACACGTTCCCACACAATACCGTCGTCGTCTTCTACTATCTCTCCGATTTCGTATTCTGCGTATTCTTCGTCTTCGTCGGTTTCGTTTGCGTCAAATTCGTATTCGTCAGACTGGTTCTCAGCAAATTCCTCCGTAACATCATAGTCAACGCACCAGCCATGCAACTGCTGAAATTCAATGAATTCTTGGATGATGGCGATTTTATCGAAATCACCTGTCTCAACAGTCACTGTCTCTTTACCAAAGTCCCAATCAGCAATGTCAATCTCAATCTTAAACATAATATTCCCCTTGTTATGGCACGATTGCCAAGTAAAATCCTATCTCTGATTTATGACAGTTGCTAACAATAACCCCTCCATTTTTACAACGAAAGGTTAAACAAATGAACTTATCTGCCAATTTTTCTTTGAAAGAACTTACAAAATCTGATACCGCTACCCGTTTAGGTATTGATAACACACCTGATGAGTAAACGATTGACAATCTCAAGACTTTGTGTGACAAAGTGCTGCAACCTGTGCGTGAGCATTTTGGCAAGTCTGTTACTGTTAACTCAGGTTATCGTAGCCCTGAGTCTAATGCGGCTGTTGGTGGGTCAAAGACCAGCGATCATTGCAAGGGTCAAGCTGCCGATATTGAGATTGATGGCGTTCCCAATCCTGAATTGGCTCAATGGATTATGGATAATCTTGACTACACACAACTTATCCTTGAGTTCTACACACAAGGCATCCCTGATTCGGGTTGGGTTCATGTGTCGTATGACCCTAATAATCTCAAGAAGCAGGAGTTGACTGCTGTTAAGATGGCGGGGAAGACTCAGTATCTGAATGGACTACAGGCTTAATTAGCTTGTTGAACTCAGCGTAAGCATCAGCAAACTTAGCCTTTTCTTCTTGTTCCTGAGGCATCTTCTAGCATCTTTGCTATGGCTTCACGTTCTTTGGCGGCTACCAGTTTGGCAAAGTCTTCAAGTCTAGAAAGTGATGCCTCAGTCCAATTTGTATCTCCATAGACTTTTTTAGCCATTTCCTTAATTTCCTCTTGTGTCATGTTTCTCCCTTTCAAATTTACTGTCTTTTAGGAATGATCTCAGCCACTTGCCTTTGCCCAAAATGACCCACTCTTTGTATTCGCTCTCGGTTAATTTGGCGCTTACGCCTCTGCCATTCTTGGTCATCTCTTTTCTTGGTCTTTGCGTGGATTCTTCTTTCATGTCTTCATATCCCTGATGTAAACAGTCAAACTGTCAATAGTGTCTTTTCCAAAGCCAGTTAGCTTCTCAACCTCTAAAGCCACTTCCTCTATGACTTGATCTCTATAGGGGTTGATTGATATGGTTGCTTGCACAGCCCGTTTGCGCCACAAGCTACGCTTCTCCATCTCGTTGAATCCTTCATCTTCATCAGTCATTTTTTACCCTTTTCTTGATGTGACTTACAACAATGATTCGTTGAATCTTCTTGCACATATATCTGTTGTCAGCAGTCCTAGTCCACTCGCACATTGGACACTTCACTACTCGTCTGTCTCCTTGTTTAGTAGGTACAACACAAACCCTGTGCAGACGCAAACCCCCAAGGCGAACCCGAAAACTCCCATCACTAGTACCCAAAATACTGTTTCCCACATTGGTCTTCTCCTTTGGTTTTGAGTCTTGGTAATCAAAGTACATCAGAGCAAAGGCGCAAGCCATAACAATGATGACCTTAATGAGCGTATTCATTTACTTTGAGCAGACAGTAGATCAAGTTCAAGGGACTTCATCTGATCTTTCATAATGCTCATCTCTTGTTCCATCTGAGAAAGTTTCTTCTCAAGACGATTCCTAGTCATGTCTTCTGCATGAACCCAACCGATCAAGGCGGCATCAGTGGCAACCTTGGTCATTAGTTCAGTAATATCCTTGCGGGTCATAAAGATGCCAGCAAAGTTCTTTGATTGTGCAATGCGGTTCACCAGTTCGGTGATTTCTTTTTCCATGCTCATGCTATCTCTCCTTGGGGTTGATGCCATGCAGACTGCAAGGCGGTGAAGTTAACCTTTTCTGTTGTGACTGTGGACAGGAACAGACCCTTGCCATGCAGCTTGCGCCCCCAATCGTCAGTTGCCTTGGTATTGGTCAACTCCTTGCGTT